GCCCGGGCCTGTTCACGCGCTGACGCGTGGCAGATCGCGCCCCCTCAGTCGGGCCCGGCACACCCGGGCCGATCTCGCCCAGTGCGAAGGTGCCGGTTCGGCAGTCGCAGCTCACAAGCGAGGCGATAGCCGGCACCCCGATAGATGAACTGCTGGACAAGCTCGCCAGCTTCACCAGCGACCCGCTAGGCTTCGTTCGCTGGGCCTTCCCTTGGGGTGAGTCCGGCACCGCGCTCGAAGACGAGAGCGGGCCCGAGCAGTGGCAGATAGACCAGCTCACGCGCATCGGCGAGCGGCTGCGCGACCCGGGCGCTACCGCGGTCAGCGTGATTGAGGAAGACATCAGCTCGGGCCACGGTATCGGCAAGTCGGCCGAAGTCTCGTGGCTGATCCTTTGGGCGATCTCGACGCACGAGGATACGCGCGGCGTTGTCACTGCCAACACCGACACTCAGCTGCGCACAAAGACGTGGGCCGAACTATCGAAGTGGTACCAGCTGTTCATTGCGAAGCAGCTCTTCACGTTCACCGCGACCAGCATCTACATTGCGAACGATCCGGTACGCGAGAAGGCGTGGCGGATCGATGCCGTGCCGTGGTCCGCGAACAATACCGAGGCCTTCGCCGGCCTGCACAACAAGGGCAAGCGATTGCTTGTGGTGTTCGACGAGGCAGCATCGATCGATGATCCCGTGTGGGAAGTGACGCGCGGTGCCCTGACCGATGCGGATACGCAGATCGTGTGGGCCCGCTACGGCAACCCCACACGCACGTCAGGCGAGTTCTTCAAGAATTGCAGCACCCCCAAGCGCAATGAGTACCACCGGGTTGATGCCCGAGACGTGCGGTTCACGAACAAGGGGTTGATTGCCGCGTGGATCGACGACTACGGCGAAGACTCCGACTTTGTGCGGGTGCGCGTCAAAGGCATGTTCCCCCGGGCCGGTTACTCGAATTTCATCAGCCCCGGCATGGTCACGGATGCGCGCCGCCGCCGTGTGCCGGGCCTCACCTACGCAGCCTTTCAGAAGATTCTGAGCTGCGACCCGGCACGCTTCGGTGATGACTTCACAGTGATCACGCTGCGGCAAGGCCTGAAAGTGCATTGGCAAGTCAAGATGTCGGGCTTTGACGGGCATCAAGTGGCCGCGCGCCTACACGAAATGCTCACGGGCGACATCAACAAGAGGCAAGAGGATCGACGCAGCGCGCAGGGGGCCTCGTGCATCGTCTATGACGCGATCGGCAATGGCGCCGACCTCGACACCGCGCTTCGCAACATGAAGGGCATGGGGCGCCTGACACTGCCCCTGATCCCCGTCATGTGGGGCCAGCCGGCGAAGGACGCGAAGCAGTATTTCAACCAGCGGTCCGAGTGCTGGGGCGCGATGCGCGACTTCCTAGAACACGGCGAGATACCTGACGATGACGCACTGGCGAATGAACTCACTTCGCTGGACTACGGGTATGACGCGGCTTTTCGGATTCAGCTACAGAGCAAGAAGGACATCAAGAAGAACGGGGGCAAAAGCCCCGACGCAGCCGACTCGCTCGCGTTGTCCTTCATTCCTGAACTGATCGACCGCAAGATCGTGACCGCACGCGCTAAACCCGTGCAACGGCGCAAAGTTGTGTGGTCGCGCTGATGCGCGGCATAATCGCGCGCATCCCCCGCAATCGGCTCGCCCAGCCATGCCCCACCCCTAGCAGGTGACACCCGCATGCAGCAGAGCCTCGCCACCCCCACGACGAAAGCCCCGAGCGGTGGCTACCCGCTTGTGCGGGCTCTCGGTCTACAGCAGCTGCTGGACCGCGACGCGCAGAAGCCCAGCGAAGCCACGTCGATCGATTCGCTAGGCTCGCTCTCGGCACTCGCCAGCCACTGCCGCGGCGCATGGGGCCGCAACAAGCTCGCGAAGATGAAGATCGACCTGAATCTGCTTCAGTGTCTGCGAGCGCGCCGGGGCCTCTACAGCCCGTCCGAGATCGCATCCCTGCAAGCGAACGGGTCGGGCCTCAATCTTGTGTGGGCCGATTTGACCGAGACAAAGTGCCGGGCCGCATCGGCGTGGATTCGTGAGATCGTGCTGCCCGTGGGCGAGAAGCCGTGGGGCATCGAGCCGTCACCGATCCCGGAACTTCCGAAGGAATTGCAGAAGGGCATCGTCTCGAAAGCCATCGCGAAGGCGCAGGAGACGATGCAGCAGATCGCGCAGCAGGGCGGAGGTACGCTCACCAAAGAAGAGTTCCGCGCGCTCGCGGCGCAGATCGGCGACAAGCTGCGCGACCAGACCGAGGAAGAGCTGCGCAAGTCGGCGAACAAGCGCGCCTTGCGCATGGAGCGGCAGATCGCCGACCGGCTTGTTGACGGAGGCTTCGAGCTGGCAATGGATGCCTTCGTCGAGGACTTCGTAACCTACCCCGCCGCGATCCTGAAAGGGCCGATCTACCGGCGCCACAAGACGCTCGATTGGGGTACCGGGTGGAAGCCCCAAGTCTCGAACAACCCGGCGCAGTCGTGGGACCGCGTGAGCCCGTTCGACTGCTACCCAGCACCGTCGGCCGGCACCCCGCAGAAGGGCGACTTCATCGAGCGCATCCGGTTCCGCCGTGAGGAACTGTTCGACCTGAGGGGCTTGCCCGACTACAAGGATGAGCAGATCGACAAGGCGCTGATGGACTACTCGGGCGGGCACCTTGAGGGGTGGCTCTGGACCGAGGCGGAACGCCAACGGCTTGAGCAGGAATCGCTCTATATGTGGCTCTCGCCCCCGGGGGTGATCGACGCCTTGAACTACTGGGGCTCGGTGCCCGGGTGGAAGCTTCTGAGCTGGGGCGTGAGCCCGAAGGAAGGCGACCCGGAGATCGAAGAGACACGCGACTACGAGTGCAACGTGCTGCTCTGCGGCACCTACATCCTGTACGCCGCGATGAACCCTGATCCGCTCGACCAGCGGCCGTATCGCAAGGCCTGCTACGACGAGGTGCCCGGCGCGTTTTGGGGGCGTTCGATCCCTGATCTGGCATCCACGAGCCAGAAAATGTGCAACACGATCGCGTGCGCGCTCGCAGACAACCTCGCGATGGCTTCAGGCCCGATGGTGTGGGTGCACGCGGACCGGTTCGCCGACGGCGAAGACACGCAATCGATCTACCCGTGGCGCCTGTGGCAGCTCAAGAGCGATCCCACGCAAGGCGTGAACCCCGGGATCGGCTTCTTCCAAGCCAACGACAACAGCGCGAACCTGATGGCGACCTACGAGAAGTGGGAGATCAGGGCCGACGACGCGACGGGCATCCCGCGCTACACCTACGGCAACGAGCGCGCCGGGGGCAGCGCCGACACGGCGACGGGGCTCTCGATGCTGATGAACAACGCCGCGAAGGGGTTGCGTCGCGCGATCTCGAACATCGACTTGCACGTCACGAGTAAGACGATTGGGCAGACGTTCGTGAACGAAATGCTCTACAACTCCGACGACGGGATCAAAGGCGACTGCATCGTGGTGCCGCGTGGCGCCGCGGCGATCCTGATCAAAGAGTCGGCGCAACAACGGCGCACGCAATTCCTCGAACTCGTGGCCGGCAATCCGGTGCTCGCGCAACTGCTCGGGCCGAAGTACCTCACGAACATCGTGCGCGAAGTCGCGACAGCGATGGAGCTACCGGTCGACGAGGTGGTGCCTTCCGAAGAGGTGGTCGAGGAACAGCAGGCGCAGCAAGCGAAGCAGATGCAGGAGCAGCAACAGATGCTGATGCAGGCCGAGCAGGCGAAGGAAGACGCGGCCGCGCAGCGCGACACGCAGAGCCAGAATACCAAGCTGATCGGCGACATCGTGCGCGAAGCGATCTCGGCCGCGCTCGCGCGAGGGCAAGGCGAGGGCGGGGGCGCAGGTGAAGCCAAAGGCAAGAAACCCGGCAAGAAGATGAAGTTCAGCTACGGCGAAGACGGGCTTCTTACCGGGGGTGAAGAAGTCACACAATGAGCTACGTGTGGAACTCGGGAGGGCAACCGACGGTTCCACCTGCGGGTGGGGGCGGCACCACCCCGCTGCCGCCGATCACAGTCATTGACGCTACTGCTTTAAACGGTGGTGGCGTCATCGCCACTGGACAGACCGACCCCGGCGGATCAGGGCAGACAACAGCCTCTAAGCGCACGCTCAATAACCCGGTTTATCCCGCTAACCGGGAGATGCGCGCGGAGGATTTCG